CGCAGAGGTAGCCACCACAGCGTTCGGCGACACCGCAGTGACCCGCATCGCAGGTCTCGGCGACCACAGCCTCTCGCTCGATTTCCATGAGGATTTCGCAGCATCAGAGGTTTACGCCACCATCTCGCCACTGATCGGCAGCACAACCGCTGTCACAGTCAAACCAGTGAACGAGACCACCGCAGCGACCAACCCGCAATTCAGCGCCACGGTGCTTGTCACCGAATGGCCGTTGCTTAGCGGCGCAGTTGGCGACCTCGCATCGGCATCGGTCACGTGGCCAGTGTCCGGCGCAATCACCACAGCAACATCCTGATCAACTCCAAGGAGTAACTACCCATGATCGATCTGAAGATCACCGTAACCACCGACGACGGCGAAACCGGGACATACCCGGTCACCCCGAAGGTGCAGGTCGAGTTCGAACGTCAACACAAAACCGGTATCGGCAAGGCGTTCTCGCAAGACCTCAAAATGGAGCATGTCTACTGGCTCGGCTGGTGCGCCTCAAAATACGCAGGCAAACAGCCAAAACCATTCGACACATGGCTCGACACGGTCGCTGCCGTTGAGATCGTCGACGAGTCCGCCGCCCCTTTAGACGAGACAGCGTGACATATCTGGTGGCCGCAGCAGCAGTGGCCACCGGTATAGCGCCCCAATATCTCGCAGCCGACACCCGGATGTTACGTGCGATCTTGCTAGTGTTAGAAGACCAAGCGAAAGCACAACAAAGGGCAGCCCGCAGATGAGCGAAACAAAACCGGTCAGGATCGACGGGATCAAAGACATCAGACGGTCTGTGAACCGGCTCGGCAAAGAAATCGACAAAGACGCCGCTAAGGGTGCGCTCAAAGATATGAACGCCGAAGCGGCCGAAATCGTCAAACAGAAAGCCGCCACCCTGATCCCCGTGCGCACCGGGCGGCTCGCAGCAACACTGCGAGCATCAGGCACACAGAAATCGGCACGGGTCAGGGCAGGCTTCAAACGGGTGCCATACGCCGGAGTGGTGCATTTCGGTTGGCCACGACGCAACATCAGCCCACAGCCGTTCCTCTACGAGGCACTGGACAGCCGCCGAGCCGAAGTGTTGGCCGTCTACGACGAGAGACTGTCAAAACTGATCAAAGAGTATAGGCTTTACTGATGGCCAAGTCAGTCATCAATGTTCTGATCAACGCAGACTCCAAAGGGTTCTCTCGTGGCATCGACAAGATGGTGTCCGAATTCTCCCGGTTGGAGACCAAAGGCCAGAAGTTCTCCTATGCGATGGAGAAAGCGTTCATACCGGCAGCGGCAGCGTTAGCCGGGATCACCGCCGCTGTAGCGCCAGCGATCACCAAAGCGTCCGACCTCAACGAAAACCTGTCTAAAACCTCGGTGGTGTTCGGCGACGCAGCAGACGCCGTGGTCGAATTCAGCGAATCCGCCAGCAAAACACTAGGCCAATCACAAACACAGGCGCTTGAAGCGGCCGGCAACTTCGGTATCTTCGGCAAATCAGCAGGGCTGGCTGGCGACGACCTGTCGAAGTTCAGCACCGACTTCATCACATTGGCGTCCGACATGGCGTCATTCAACAACACCGAACCGCAAGAAGCCGTCGAAGCGATCGGTGCGGCGCTACGTGGAGAATCTGAACCGATCCGCAAATACGGTGTGCTGCTCAACGATGCCACACTCAAAGCCGAAGCCATGGAACTCGGCATCTATGACGGCGTCGGAGCATTAGACGCCCAACAGAAGATCTTGGCTGCACAATCCGCTATCTACAAACAGACTGGTGACGCACAAGGAGACTTCGCCCGAACCAGCGACGGTCTGGCCAACATGCAGCGCACATTGACTGCACAATTCGACGATTTCCAAGCCACACTCGGCCAAGCGTTGCTGCCGATCGTCGAAGCGATCCTGCCCGTGCTGATCGGGCTGACCGATTGGGCTGCTGACAACACCGGGGTCGTCCTAGGATTAGTTGCAGCGTTTGCCGCTATCGCCGGCGCAGTGGTCGCAGTCAATGTGGCGATGAAACTATATGCGACATATCAGGCGTTAGCCACTGCCGCCACGTGGCTCTGGAATGCGGCGCTCAGCGCCAACCCGATCGGGCTTATCATCATCGCAATCGCTGCGCTGATAGCGATATTTGTCGTCCTGCAGAAGAAGTTCGACATCATCGGTCTCGCAATCGACGGACTCAGGCTGGCATTCGAACTGGCATGGGACGGCATCAAATGGGTGATCAACAAGATCATCGACGGGATCAACAGCATCATCGGCCTGTTGAACAAAATCCCCGGTGTTGATATTCCAGAAATCGGCCATCTAGGGGACGAAGCCGAAGAGGCAGCCGAGAAAGTCAAAAAATCGAAAGAGGAGTTCACGATCTTCGCCGAACAGGCCGAAGAAATGCGTGAACCGCTAGGCCGTTTCGAGTCATCTGTCAGCAACATCACCGAAGAACTCGATATTTTTGAAAACGAAGTTGAGGGTATCCGGGAGCCTCTCGGGCGTTTTGAAACGTCGATGAGCAAAGCCAAAGATGAGGGTGACAAACTGGAAACCACCCTCGGCCGAGTAGATGAGGCATTCGACCCGTTGAATGAGGGGATCGAAACTGCAACCACCCGGCTAGACAAGTTCTTCGAATCGCTAGACCAACAGCAAGCCAGCGACGAGTTTGTAGAAGATCTGGAAGAGATCGCTACGAAACTGGCCTCTGTGACCGAGGGCAGCGACGCATGGCAAGAGGCACAGATCGAGGCATATGAGGCGTTGCGCACATTCCGTGACGCCCGAGAAGATCTGCCAGATGCGTTCTTCGAGGTCATCAAACTGGAGATCGACACCGGCGATCTTGACCGAGCCATCGAACTGATCAACAGCGTTGTCGATCTCGGTGGTTATTCGATCCCGGTCGATTTCGCCACCAACTTCTCAGGTTACGGTGTCCCCGATTTCAAAATGCCCTCTACCTTTGATTTCGTGCCACTCGCCACCGGCGGTATCGTCACCCAACCCACCATCGGGCTGGTCGGCGAAGCCGGAGCCGAAGCGATCATCCCACTCGACAGAATGGGCAGCATGGGCAGCGGCACCACCAACATCACAGTCAACATGCCGGTCGGCTCGAACGGCGACGACGTAGTCCGAGCATTGAACTCGTACTCGAAACGTCACGGCGGGCTGACCGTCCCAACGTTGTCCGGGGTGCGTGGCCGGTGAGCATCACAACCGACTGGCAAGTCCGACTCCGTCAGTTCGACTATAGCCTTGATCTGACCGATCGGACGATGGGCGCAACCATCAAACAAACAGTCCCGGTCGGCCAGATGGGCGGCGGCTCTGCTACGATCCAACTGGACAACAGCGACGGCGCATTCACCCCATTGAACGGAGGCACTTACTCCGATCTCGATGTGTACTCCTACGCTTTAGAGATCCGTGCGCTCGTCAACGACTCCTACTATGAAAACACATTTTTTGGTTTCGTGTCCGAGTTCACTTTGACGGATGATGGACGGAACTCGACGGTGCAGATCTCTGCTGTTGACCCGTTGACGTTGGCCGCCCGATCTAAAGTCGAATTCCTGAACCTCGACCCGTTGCAGTATGTGTTCAAACAGAATCTTGGCATCTACTATCTGTTACAGGGCTATGTGGAGCCGGTGACCGGATCGACCATTTTTGAACAGGTGAAGGCTCCATCGTTGGGTGTCGATACCGCCGTCTGGCAGGTGCAAGGCGTAGATGTGCAAACCGTTGAGCCGATCATCGAGTTCTACGGATATGATGGATATACAGTGGCTGATTTGTTGAACAGTTCGGTCTTGCCGATCAACCCGGCTGTCTGTTTCTTCTCCGAGACATATTTCATCCCAGCCTACGGAGCGTTTCCAGATCGGATCGTTTACGGCGTCAACGTATACGACGGGTCGAAAGTCCCAGAGTTTTACCGTCAAGATTTTGTGTTCTCCGAGAACCCGACCGGCACCGAGTTGCCGTTCACAACACTTGACCGTGGCTACAACATGGACGATGTCGTGAACTCGGCACAAATCACCCGTAACGACCCGCTGCAATACGGTGGCGCTCCAACTGAAACTAAAACCCATGAGAGTGCCGAGTCGGTTCAACGGTTCGGTCGTCGTAATGTCCAATATTCGACGGTGGCGATCCGTTGGGACGACACCACCGAGAACTTCGGGGTGTTGGAGCCGGGTGCGCAGCAAACAGCGGAGCGTTGGGCAAATATGTATGACACGCCGAGGTTCCAAGCCAAATCGATCGTGTTGTCTGCGAAACAGGTGGAGGCGTTAGCGGATGACGCTGCCAGTCTCGTATGGCGCAGATATCTGAACACTTTCTATGGTTTATGGAATCCGGCTCAGGTGAAATACACGCCGACTGGCGGTTCGCAACGTACCGACAATGTGGTGGTGTCGTCCCGGACAATCAATATCACGCCGCAGGATGCGACCATCAAGATCGAACTGCTGCCGATGGTCGACAACATGAACTTCATCTTAGATGATTCACAGTTGGGCAAGTTAGGTGGTACACTGGATGTGTATGATGACACCGATTACACCTATGACGAGTTGTTCGGGTATGACGGTCATCCGGTTGAAGGCAACCGGCTGTATTAGAGTGAGGATTTATGGCGACAAACTGGCCTAATAGCGTGCAGACGTTCACGAACCCGACCGCTAGTTCGGCGTTGAACAGTCCTAGCCACGCCGACCAACATATAACGGTTAACGACACGGTGGAAGCGTTACAGCAGTACGCCGGGCTAGTTCTGGTCAAAACACAAACTATCGGTAGCGGTGTGGCCTCGGTGACAATGACTAACGCATTCAATAGCACGTTTGACGACTACCGTGTGATAGTGAGCGGAACGTATGCAAGTACTTCTGGCGGTCAAACATTGCGATTCAGGTTCGGGAGCGGCAACGCTGATGAGTATTGGGGTGGCGGTCAAGCCGTGTTGTACACCGGGACAGTAAATACATGGTCGTTTTATGATGCCGCACAACTTGATCTAACGTATTTGGACACCAACCCAAGTAGGTTGTCAGTGGCGTTCGATGTAATTACGCCCTATTCGGCTTCAACTTCTACGGCAATCCACTCAAACGGCACGGGTTTATTGTCTGGTGTTTGGGTAAATGGCATGTACGCACCGAGTCAAAGCGTCACAGACTTGTATTTCTTTACTTCCTCAGGCACCTTGACGGGTGGCACTATTCGGGTTTACGGATATAACGACGGGTGACAACAGATGGCGACATGGACACGACAAGAACTAGAACAACTACATCCCGACGGCTCGGTGTCGGTACAGGTAGACGACACCGTAACCGTCATGTCTACCGAAGAATGGTCGGCGTGGATTGACCAGCAGGTAGGCACCGAAAAAACAGAAGAGGAGCCGGCACCATGACCGCACCGGGCGACTTCACAGCGGGCGACGTTCTACAAGCGTCAGACATGAACGCACTACCGGCGGGCATAGTTGTGGCGGGTAGCCGTACAACCTCTTTTACAGCGACAGCCGGTTATCAAACTGTTTTATCAGTAAGTTTCACAGCGGATTCAACGCGACTGTACCGTTTGAATTTTGTAGTTTCAAATGCAATGGGAACGCCAAGTAGCCGTATGCAAATGCAATTTATCGACGACCTCAGCAGCATAAAAGGCAGGGGGTATCAGGGTGGGTTGACTTATGGAACGATTATCAACTATGCGACCCTCACGACTTTTACTACTGGTAGCCGAACATTAAATTTACAGGCATATCGCGATGGCGGTACTATTGCGGATTTTTACGCCGACACTACTAGCCCTATGCGTTTGTGGGTTGAAGATTTAGGATTAGCATGATTCACGCAGTTTCAGATATTCCCGACGGCTACGAAGCGTCAATGCGTCGCCAACGTGACAATCTTTTATCGTTATCAGACTGGACACAACTACCGGACAACGGACTATCGGACAGAGACCGGCAAGTGTGGGCTACCTACCGGCAGGCGTTGCGTGACTTCCCGGCAACATGGGAACCATCAGAAACCGCCGACTTCCCCGACCCGCCGGCATGATTGGAGATTGAGTGATGGCTAAGCGTAAGTACACCGGTTGGGATCGGGACGCTGCTGGTAAGCGTGCCGGCACCGAACGGCTCATCCAGTTGATCATCGAATGGTCAGACGGTGCTGTCTGGAACAACGGCTCATGGGGTGTCCGCTCGAAACGTGGCAAGTCGACACCATCTGTCCATGGCACCGGTCGGGCATGGGATAACTCTTGGCGTGCCGGCCAATACCCCGGCTCCGGTAAATACGAGGACGCTGTCCGGGTGATGGACTTCTTGATCGAGCACGCCGACGCACTCTGCATCGAAGCGGTGTTTGACTACTATCCGGCTCCACACGGTCGTGGCTGGAAATGCGATCGGGATGCATGGACTGTTTACCGGAAGAAAGCATTCTCGGGTTCTCCGGGTGGTGATTGGTTCCATGTCGAGATTTCGAATGATCATGCTGATGATGCTGCATACTACGAGCGGGTGTGGGCTGAGATCACCGGTGGCAAGCCACAGCCGCAGGCCGAGTCCAAGGCCGAGCCAAAAAGCAGGCCGTATCCGGGCAAATCGCTGCGGAAAGGCTCACAGGGCGACGACGTAAAATGGGTGCAGGCGATCGTCGGCACCACCGTCGATGGCGACTTTGGCAACTACACGGATCGTGCCGTGCGCCGGTTCCAGTCACGAAACCGAGACGCCCGCCCGGTTGACGGGATTGTCGGCAAGATCACGTGGGCAGCGCTGCAAAAACACGCCTGAACAGACGCCGGCTACTCACAGCCTGTCAAGCGTTACTCGGGTCGCTCTGTCTGCTAGTGGTGGCCAGTCCGGCAGCGGCCGGGTCGGTCGAGGTAACAGCCGAGTCCGATTGGTGGTTCACGGTAGAGGCCGACCAGACATTGGTGGTGATCTACGGCAACAGCAACCGGGACTGCGAGGAGCCGGGTGCTGACCCATATCTGTGGTTGTACGACGACAGCGGCCTGCTGGTTGCCTATGACGACGACTCGAATCTTGGAGTTGGCCAGTGTGTGTCGGCCAAGATCTACATGGTGCTGGATGCCGGTGGCTACCGGCTCCGGGCTGGTTACTATCCGCAGCAGCAGGGGCTAGGGTATGAGGGTGGGGTGTATGAGTTGGTGAGCGATGTGGCTATCGCCACCACCTCGACAACCACCACCACCTCGACATCGACCACCACCACCACGACATCGACCACCTCGACAACCACCACGACCTCGACCACCACCTCGACCACCACCTCGACAACATCCACCACGGTGCCACCCACCACAACCACGGAGGCAACAACATCGACATCAACAACGACAACCACCTCGGCACCTGCACCGGTGACGACAACTGCCCCATCTACGACGACCACCACCGTACCTACCACCACAATCCCCGCCACCACCCAACCGCCGACTACTACGTCATCACCGACGACAACATCGTCATCGACAACAACGGCACCGCCAACCACTACAACCCGGCCATCCACCACAACTGCGGCATCTACTGTCGCACCTACGGTTGTCGCCACGACCGCCTCAACAACGACAGAACCGACGACAGAACCGACAACAACAAACCCACCACCGCCACCTAACGACGCACCCGACGAGGAAAAACAACAGTTCGAGGAGCAGGTCGATATCTACTCGACACCCGGCTATGACAACTACATACCGGTCGGCTCCACCGTACCAGTTAGCACCCGACGCACGGTTACTGTAGGCTTTGTCCTGATAAGCGGCACACCAACCATAGCCGCCAAACGACGGACACGATGAAATACCTGCGCACACTCCTCGAAACAGCCATCATGGCCGGAGGTCTGCTGTTGGTCATCATCACCCTGTCCGGCAGCACAAAAAACATCGCCACGGCCATCTCGGTCGTGTCAGTGGTGATCTTCGCCATATCCCAACTAATATCGGAGGACAAATGACCCTCACAATCATCAAACGGCTAGTGGCATCATTCGTAGCCGCAGCGATCCCCAACGTACTCGTCGGCACCCTCGTCGACGTAGCCCTGTGGCAATCAGCGATCATGTCCGGTGCGATCGCCGTGCTCACCATCGTCCAAGCGCTGGCCGTCGGCTATAAAGACGGCAAACTGACAGCGGAAGAAATCGAGCAGGCGTTCAAACGGTAATGCCCATCTGGTCTGCCATCCTGCTAGCGGTTGTCGCTCCCGGCGGTGTTCTTGTCGCTCTGATCGAAAAGATGCGTCGGGAGAACAACCGTGACCACGGCAGAAACGCCCATATGCTGAGGCAGATCGACAGCAAAGTGGACAAGATCGACGGCCGATTGGACAGCCACATCGACTGGCACGCACACAAAGACTGACCAACTACCCATAGGAGGCTCCCATGCCCGATATGTCAGCATTCGACAATGCCAACACCAAAAAGAAACGCAAGTCGAACATCGAGATGATGTTTGAAGATCTCGACGTCAACAACCCGGAGCGGGCTGCAGCAGCCCGCCAAGCACTGGCAGATCGGACGTACACAGCGCCTGCGGTCAGCAAAGTGCTCACCGGATGGGGCTACCCGATCAGTATTCATCTGGTCAACAACTGGAGAAGAGCGGCAGATCTATGATCGAAGAGTTCGACCAAGCGGAAGAGATCGCTCAACTGCGGGCAGCGTTACAACGCCAACAGCGGGCAACAGCCACCGCCAAACGGAAAACGGCGGCTTTCATCGATGCTGTCTACGATGCGGCACGTGACGCCGGGCTGGCGGTGGGCGCTGCGCCACCGGTCAAACGGCAACCTAAAACCCGGAAACGTGCCGGTGCCGAGGTGGCGTTGATCCACGCCACCGACTGGCAGATGGGGAAGATGACCAGCGGCTACGACATCGCCACATGCGAGCAGCGGATCATGGCGTTCGCCGAGGAGATCTGTCGGATTGTGGCGGTACAGCGTGCCGACCATCCGGTGTCGACCGCCACAGTCATGTTCGGTGGTGACATGGTCGAGGGCATTTCGATCTTTCCCGGTCAGGCGTGGGAGGTTGAGGCACATCTGTTCGAGCAGTTGTTTGCCTGTGCCGGGTTGATGGAGCAGTTCATCCGCCGGCTGTTAGCCGACTTCGATGCGGTCGATGTGATCTGCGAGTACGGCAACCATGGTCGTATCGGTAGGAAGGGCGAGAACCCGGCCGGGGACAACATCGACCGGATGGCGTACCGGATCGCTGGCGACAGGTTCGCCGATGTTGCCGATGTGACGTGGAGAACCTCGGCCGATTGGTACCAGATTGTTGAGGTTGGCGAATATCGGGCGTTGCTTGTTCACGGCGACGAGATCAAATCGTTCGGTGGCAACACTCCGGCATTCGGTATCTTGCGGAAGGCCAACTCGTGGGCTACCGGGGTGGTGGAGCCGTTCCACGATGTCTATATGGGTCATTTCCACACTCCGATGACTTTGACGATGGCCAACGGTGGCCAGATATATGTGACGGGGTCGCCGGAATCAGAGAATGCCTATGCGGCGGAGTTCGTAGCGGCTCGAGGGCAGCCGTCGCAGCGTCTGCATTTTGTTGATCCGGCGGCTGGTCGGGTGACGGGATCGCATCTGGTGTGGCTCGATTGAGCAGCCCGTTCCAATCGTGTCGAGCGTGGCTCTCCTTTGGTCGGGAAGCCCCGAACCCTGCCGACATGCCCCAGATGGGGTTCTGACGCAAGGGAAGCCAAAGGAGAGGCCACGGAAAGCAGACGGGGAGGGTGTCTACCTGCTCGACGATGGGTGGGCTAGTACCTCGTCCGGGTTCAGTCCCAACAGCCGGCATTGGGTGACCACGTCACCGAGCCGGTCGAGGTTGCCCGCTGCGACGGCGGCCAGCGCCTCGCCGAGGAATGCCATCTGGCGTTGCCGGGTGCGTTCTTTCGCTGCCCGGATCTGGTGTGCGACCCCGATGGGGATTGTGTTAGTCATCGCTGCGCCCAATCGAGCATGCGGCTCGACACCACATGTTCGGTTTTGCACAGTCGGAACCAGCGCCGGCCGTGAGGCTTCCGGGCGCTGACTGTCAGGCCGTCTTTGGACAGCCTGACCCAACCCCTGAAGACTCTCCAGTCGTCAGGTGTTGAATAACAGACGACCAGATATTGCTCTCGGTCGGCGAGGATGGGGCGCCGTAGTTCTGCTAGGTAGTCGCTCATTGTGTTGGTTCCTGTTCGTGGTAGAGGTGTGAGGCGTCGAGCCGGAGTAGTGACACTGCGGCTTTGAGGCAGCGCAGGTGGTTGGTCAGTTCTTGCAGGTCGCCGGCGTTGGCGGCGGCACCGACCTGAGTGGCCAGTGTGGCCACCCGGTCGATGTCTGCCTGCACCGTGCGGGTGAGGGTGCTCATCGTGCGATCTCCTCAACCTCGATCGCTGTGACGCCGGGCAGGTCGTCGTAGCCGTTGCGGCGGGCTTGCGACCGCATCGATTCGATCTTCTTCTGTGCGAGATCTGGACGGCCGCACCATGCGAGCACCCACGACTTGCCGAGGCCGGTGGTCTTCAGGCGAGCGATCTCGGCTTGGATCTTGCCGAGCCGGTTTTGTGCATCAGCGATGTCGATACGGGCGTTGTTGGCGTCCCGGTCGGTCTCCGCAGCGACGAGATTGTCCATGTAGCGGGCGAGGCTGGCTTCGCAGTTGTTGAGGCTGTTGGTGGCGTCGGCGATGGCCTTCTCGGTGTCGTAGTGTGAGACGATCACGTGGCTGTAGGTGCGCTCGGTGCGGCGGGTGACGACGCTTCCGTCTGGCAGGGTGACTGTGTACTTTGGCTTGCTCATTTTATTGGTTCCTTTTGGTTTGGTTGATTTGGTACTTATATTTTATACTATGCGGACAATATCAGTCAAGTCGGAGATCAGGCTGGCATCCAGTCCTCGTCGCCGAGGAATGCACGCACCATGTCATCGGCGCTGCCGGTGCCGTCGGCGATGTGGACGCCCTCGTGGTAGATGGTGAAAAACTCGCCGTCGGCGTTGGTCTCCCATACGAGGCGGTAGCGGTCGCCGTCGACTGCCCATGCGTAGGTGCTGCCCTCGTCGCCGGTCTGTGCGTAGCGTGGCTCGATGCCGATTTCCTCCATGATTTCGTAGAGGTCGCCGCTGATCGGGTTGCTGATGACGCCGTCGGTGTGGAATGTGTTGTTGGTGTTGTGTGTTTTGCTCATATTTAAATTTTACCAGATCGGACAAGCCAAGACAACATCAGAAGATTATTGTAATTACAATAATCTTCGACAAGTCAGAGCAGGTATGAGTCCAAACCGTCGCCCGCCATCTGCTGCCGGTAACTACGCAACGCCACCCGCAAAGCATCCGACCCGATCTTCAACCCATGATCCCTGACCAGCGCCGCCACCTTCCGCTCAGACAACTCCGGGTCGATATCGAGATCCTGCAACGCATCGAGACACTCGGCCACCTTCGAATCCGACACACCATCAGTCACCAACCGGTAGACGATCGGCTCATCCGACATCGCCAACGTGATCTGCTGCGGCACCCACCCCATGCGAGCCTTCCGGGTCTTCAACACGAACCGGTCGCCACGCTTGGTCATCTCCCACACGATATCCACGTCGTCATTCTTCGCCGACGACCCACGCTGCCCCTTCTCCAGATTCTTACCAGCATGGTCGATCCTGACCGACGCAACACCGTCCTGCTTCAACAGATAGCCAGTGTGACGGTAGAACGACCGCACCGTGTCCGCATCGTTCTCATCGCCAGACACCGCCCGGCCGAAAGTGTCGATCACCACCAACTCGGCGCCAACCAGCCGAGCCAAACGTTGCACCTGCCGGCCGCCCTCTTCACCGTCGAGCGACGACAGCGACGGCAACAACGCATAGCGGAGATTTGACAGATCGTGCTCCGCACCATAGCCCATACCGATAAGCCGTTCCGACAGGTCATCACCAGTCATTTCATAGTCGAGATACAGCACACATCGAGGCCGACCAGCATGGCCAAAGATCGGCGTGCCAGTGGCCACCGCTGCGGCCAGCCACAACGCCAACAGGCTCTTACCAGTGCCACCCGGAGCGAAAATGGCGTGCGCCCTGTGCTCGGCGATCAACGGCTCAGCCAACCACTCGGCCACACTGTGATCCTGCGACCAGAAAGTCGGCCAGTCAATCAACATCGACAGTAGGTCACGGTCAGTGTCCGACTCGGTGTCAGGTGTTTCCGCCGCTGTGGTCGGGTGTTCCTCCCGGAGAAGCGTACGAGCCGCTTCGCTGCGGTCACCGTTGTGATGGCGACATGCGTAGTAGCCAAACCGGCTATAGGCACCGGGCGGCAGCCAAGGCACGCTCGAAGTGAACACCACCAGCACGTCCTGCCCACGGTAGCCGACCGTGGCCGACGTCCCGTCACGACCCTGTTTGCCCGGCCGTGTCCAGTGTTGCTCGCCGTCGCCATCTGTCCTCACCAACGTCCAGCCGTCGGCAGACAGCAGCCCGTCCCACGTCGTCCGCTGGTTGTACCGAGCGGCAGGCGAGTCGTTGCCGTCGTTGCTCAACGTGGTGGTGGGTGGTGCCACGTCTTTCTTGGCGATAGCGTCGAGCAACCAACGTGGCGCTGGTTTCGGCGTACACTCATCTGGCGATCTGCCCTCTGCCCACCGGTACGGGGTGCCGTTCGGGTGGACGGTCGGTGGTGCCAACACTTGGCCGCCGTCACCACGGATGTCGATACCGACACCGAGCGCCCGCCCGGCATCGTTCCGTACCTCTAACTCGGGTGGTGCCAACAGGTAGATGTGGCGGCCGTTGTTCCCGGTCTCGACCTCTAAGGTTTCGGGCAGTGCGCCGTGTTTCTCAACCAGCGCAGCCATGGTGGCTGTGCCGGATTCGCCGTGTTCGTCGATGTCGATGACGATGAGGTTTTGGCCATTGGGCTGCGCACCGGTGGCGACACCGAGGCCGTGCGACCGGTAGATCCCTTTCCACCAGTTGTCGATCGTTTTTTGGCTGTTGGTGGCGGCATGTTGCCAGCCTTTCATCGATGGCCGTTTCTCACCCGGCACGATCGGGACGACACGCCAGCCATAGCGTGCCAACCTTGACGCCTCTTTGTAGGCGGCAGTTTCGCTCATTTTGTTCCTCTAGTCTTCAGGTAGTATGCGGATCAAAACCTCCATCGGCAGCACAGCGTACCACTGGCCGACATCGGTTGTTCCTCTCTTCTTCACTACGACAGCGCCGATATCGGTGCCGTCGTTCTCCATCTCTGCCGCCAACTCTCGCAGCCAGCCAGCCAGATCGAGCCGCTGGTGGTTCTTCACCTCTAACGTCACACCGGGTATCCCACGGATGTCGCCTCGGTCGTCATGCCGGCCAGCGTCATAGCGACGTTCGGCATCTGGCCAGCCGTTGGCGGCAAGCCACCGGGCGACCGCCAACTCGGCAGCGCTCCCTTTACGTTTGTTGCTGTTCGCCATCTACCGCTTCACCTGCAGCCCTCTTACAATCGTCACATCGACATTCTACCGCTATATAGCGGGAGATCGTGCCGCAGGCCGGTGGCAACTCGACCGGTCTCCCGTGATCCTCACAGTAGTGTCGCCATCTGCGCCGCTGCCGGTACGTCAACCCGGCAGCAAACATATGCGCAGACGGGTCAGGCCGGGTGAAGAACACCCACCGGTGGCAGTCGAGGTAGACAGGGCATGACTCGCAGATGTTCCTACAGTAGTCTTGTCGAGCCAGCCCCATCTCAACCCCGATAGCCTCCAAGAATTTCGGATTCCACGGTTTGCCCGGCGACTTGCAGGCGGCGTCCGCCATCCAATCACCGCTGTACAGCACCATTGGCTATACGTTCCAGTTCGTCGATGATCGACGACAGTTGGGCGGCCTCCTCAGCCCCACGTGGCACCACACGCCTCAAATAGTAGCACATCAGACGTGCAGTGTTAGCGGATACCGTTATCTTCAAAGCCATATCTGTCCCCTCTCAAAATGGGTGATACCGGTCT